GCACATGCTCGGAGATCCAATCGCCGAACTTGCTCAGCCACTCCAGCACGGTGGTGACGGCGGGGAGCAGCTGCTCCCCGAGGGCGGCGGCGGTGTCCTTGAACTTCGCCTCGGCGATGGCCTGCGCCCCGGCGGCGGTGTCGGATTCCTTGGCAAAGTTCCCGGCGGCCGCGGCGGACCCGTCCATGGCCAGGGTGTAGATCGCGTTGGCCTGCGCGGCCGCCTCGCTGGCGAAGGTCTGCCCGGCGGCCGCCTGCGCCGCCATCTCGGCCTCCACCGCCGCGCCGCTGATGCTGGGGATGAGTCGTTGCAGTGAGTCGTATTCGCCGCGGAACGCGGACGTCATGGCCTCGGTGGCCTGCGCGGTGGACCCGCCGAACACGCTGGCCAGGTCGGCGGAGCGTTGGATCAGCGCCCCGGTCTGCGCGGTGGCCTGCTCCAGCGGGACACCCATGCCGGTGAGGGCGCCGCCGATCCCGGCCGCGAGGGTCTTGTACTCGGCGCCGGCCAGCCCGACGGATTCCGCGGAGGATTCCGCCCACTGGTGGATGGTGTCGGCGCTGGTCTTGAAGACCGCGTCCACGCCGCCGGACGCCTGTTGCAGGTCGCTGGCGGCCTTTGCGGCGCCCAGCGCCAGCCCGGCGATCGAACCGAGCGCGATCCCGGCCGGTTGGGCCAGGCCCTTCATGGCGCCGCCGAAGGTGTCGAACTTCCCGGCGGCGTCGTTCATGTCCCGGGCGGCGTCCCGGGCATTGACCGCCATGTCGATGATGACGCTGACGCGGCCCACAGCTGCTCCCTACCGTCGTTTACGTCGGGCGTTCTCGATGGCGGCGGCCCGCTCCGCGAAGATGTCCAGCACGGTGGCCAGCATCTCGTCCGGCTCCGACAGCCACGCCGCTGGTGTGGTGTTGGTGGCCACCGCCAGTTCGGCGATCAGCCGGTGCCGGGTGCCGGCCGGGTAGGGTCCACCGGCTCCGCGTCGGCCTGCGACACCTGCAACGCCAGCCGCGGGCCGTTCTCGCTGAACTCCTCCCACAGCAGATCGGGCGGGATGTGCCCCTCGCGGAGCCCGGCCCGCCAGGCCAGGAACGTCAGCCACCGCATCGGCGACTCCGACGGGCCGACCCACTTGTGCTTGGTGGCGGTGGACTCGAACCGCAGCAGGTCCGGGTTCATCGTCTGAGCGTCCCATTCGGCGCCGTCGGCCATGATGACGTGCACCCTGGGGTTCGACAGGGCGGGCTGGTCGGACACTGGTCAGGCTCCTTTGATCTGGTCGCAGATGGTGTCCGCGGAGGCGGTGAAGATCCGGTCGGCGTCGCCGTCGGTGCGGTCCACCGCCCGGGCCATGTAGTGGGACCTGGCCTCCACCGGCGCGGCGTACGGGGCGGTGGCGGACACCGCCGGGCCGCGCACCGCGATGGACGCCCGCAGCCGGCCGGTGCGGACCGGGGCGAAGCCCTGCGCCGACCGGGCCAGCACCTTGCCGTACTCGGCAAGGGCGTCGGCCATCCGCTCCAGGTCGTCGGCCGCCGCGTGCATGGTGCGGCCCACCCGGTCCGCGCCGCGGACCTTCACGATCTGGTCGGCCACTACTTCGCCGACTTCTTGGTGCTGCTGGCGGCGGCGGCGGTGACGCCGCCCCGGGTGTAGGTCGGCGCCGCGGTCAGCACGAACTCAAAATCCGAGTTCAGCGTTTTTCCGTATTCGTCGGCGCCGAAGTCCAGCGGGTCCAGGATCAGCGTCCCGGCGGCGGCGACGGCGGCCTCGGTGTTCGGGGTGAACTCATAGGCCTGTTCGCTGCCCATCTGGTCCCAGGACAGCGCGAACAGCCCGGTGGCCTCCACCGGGTCGATGTCCAGGTTCCCGGTCAGGGTGTGCGCGTAGGTCACCGGCGCCTGCGACGACGTGCCGCACAGGTGGTAGGTCGGGTCGTCCTGCGACCGGTCGGTGGTGATCGTGGCGTTGTTGACCAGGCAGGACACGTCGATGGCGCTGCCGGTGGCGCCGATCTTCAGGGTGCCGGGGCCCAGCTTCACGGTGGCGCCGGCGGTCACATCTGGCATGGCTGTGCCTTTCTAACGGGGTTGTCGGATGGTCTCGGTCCAGGTCAGCCGGTACGCGGGCAGTGGGCCGGCCTGGTCCGGGACCAGCAGGTCGGCGGGTTCGCCGCGGACCGCCGCGAACCGCACCGCGGCTGTCACGTCGTCCAGCAGCTGCCCGAGGTTGACCAGGTCGATGGACCGGCCGGCGGCGCCGGTCACGCACCAGATGACGTGCTCGGCGTCGAAATCGCCGCGGGCGAACCGCCAGGTCAGCACCGGCGGGGCCACGAACACGCATGGCGGGTTGATGTCCCGTTCGTCGTTCACCGCGCGGACCCCGGCGGCCAGCAGCCGGTCCAGCAGCTGCTGCACCGCCCCTGCGACGTTCACCCGACACCGGGCATCGACCAGGTCCCGGAATGCAGCGCCCGGCCGATGTCCGGGTCGTACCGGGAGACGTAGGTGACGGACTCGCCGAAGGACTCCACCCCGCCAGGTGAGTTGCGGCGGCGGACCAGCCGGGCGGCCAGCATCACCGCCGCCTGGTACACCTCGGCGTCCGGTTCGAACACCACGGGCCACCCGGGCGGCGGCGGGTCCGGCGGGTTCGGGTCGTCCGGGTCGTAGTAGGTCCAGGCATCCGACCGGGCCCGCTGGACCTGGGGTTCCACCGCGGCCGCGCACCGGGTGACCAGGTCGTCGTCGGTGGTGTCCGCACCCGACAGGCGCAGCTGCGCCTTGACGTCGGCCACGTCCAGCCACTGCGGGAGGTATTCGGGCATGGGTTAGGGGATCACCGCGACGGTGCTGCTGGCGATACCCGCGGGGTCGTTGATCAGCGTCGCGGAGTACCCGAACACCCCGAGGTCGATGCCGCCGTTGGGGATGTTCACGGCCTGCACCCGGATCGGGTTGCCGGACGGTTCGAAGTAGGTCGCGGCCCGCTTGTCGCCGCCCAGCACGGTACCGGCGGGCAGCGCCGGGGCGCTGAACACGTTCAGGTCGGCCACGCTGGCGGTGCCGCCGCCGATGGATACGCTGCCCTGCTGCGCCAGCCACCACGGGACGTCGGCGGACACCCCGCCCAGCAGCTCGGCGAACAGGTCGGGGGCGAGCCCGAGATAGTTGACGGCGGCGCCGTTCCCGGTCAACTCGGTGACCACCGCGCCGATCGCCGAATACACGTCGGTGCCGGCGGTGGCGACGGTGGCGGCGGCCAGCAACGCGGCGGCGGCGGCGGCCTCGGTTTTGGCGGCCAGGTCGGCGGTGGCGGCCGCGAAAAACGATTCCAGGAACCCGGGTTCCCCGAGGTCCTGGTAGATCCGGTCGATGTCCCACCCACCGGCCAGCCGGGTGACCGGGGCCTCTTTCGCGGCGGTGCTGGCGGTGTTCGATGGGATCGGGGTCTTGTTCCCGGCGTAGGTGTCCACGGTGGGTTTGGCGGTCCAGTACCAGCCCTTTACCTTCGTCCCGGTGGTCAGCGGCTGATGCGTCAGGGCGTCGATGAAATGCCGGGACGACGCGGCCGCCGACCAGAGCTGCCCGAGCCACTGTTCGCGGAGGAACCCGCCGCCGACGTCGTTCGCAGGGACGATGTCGGTCAAGGCGGCGTTCACCCGGCCGATGTCGTTGTCCATCATGGCGGCGGCCAGTTCGGCGGTCGCGCGTTGCGCGGTCAGCAGCGGGGTGCGGTCGGATGCGACCACGGGGAGCGGGGTCTCGGGCACGGGCGGGTCCTCCGGTTCGGGTGGCGGCGGGTCCGCCGGTGGGGTGGGTTCGGGGGTGTCGGGGGCCAGCGCCGCGGTCAGCCGGGCATCGGCGAAGGCCGGGACGCTGGTCACCGCGACGGCCACCAGGTCCGCGGACACCAGGCGGCCGGCCTTGACGACGGCGCCGTCCAGTTCCACCGACAGGGCGTCCCGGACGCCCTCGGCGGCCTCTTGCAGCGCGCTTTCACCGGCGGGCGTGTTCGCCACCCGGAACGACATCCGCAGCCCGCCCGGGTCGCTGCTGGCGGATACGGCGTAGCCGATCGGGGTGCCGCGGCCGTGTTCGGTGAACAGCTTCACCCGGCGCAGGTCGTCCGGGATGCGGACCGCGCCGTCGGGCACGGTGAGCAGCCCGGCCGATGTCCGGCCCGGGATGCCGTAGGGCAGGGCCAGCCCGGTCAGGGCCCGGTCGCCGGCGGCCTGCCCTGCCGTGACCTGGGCGTCGGTGGTGAAGGTGAGCAGCATTTAGTCCTCCGTGGGGGTGCCGGTCGGTGCCGGGGCCAGCGCGGTCAGCGACGTGGTGTCGAACGCGGCCCGGTGGCCGCGGGCCAGGACGTCGTCCATCGACAGCCGGGCGGTCACCGCGTCCAGGTACATCGACAGCCCGTAGTCCAGAAACTCGAAATTCCGGCCCGCCACGGTGGAGTACTCCAGCGACGCCCCTTCGGAGGTGGCGTCGATCAGCGCGGCCGGGACCGACGCGGTGCGGGCCACGTTCAACGCGGCCGCGTTCCGCCCGGCGATCAGCAGCGCCGCGTCCCCGTAGGGGTGCGCCTTCGTCTCGATCGCCGCGTTGGTGAAGATGATTCCCTGGTTGTCGGCCAGCGCCAGCCGGGTGGCGGAGATCAGCGCTTTACGCTCGGCGGCGGTCAACTCCAGGTCGGTGGTCTGGTGCAGCTCGAAGCGCAGCGGGCGGCGGGCCACGTCGGCGGCGGTCCGCTCCAGGTCGGTGGCCTGCCGGATGGTCGGGGCGCCGAACCGCAGCACCCCTTCGTGCGGGCCGCGGATGACCACCACCCGGTCGTCGCCGATGGGGTGGTGGTCGACATCGACGTAGTGGCCCTGTTCGTTCCGGGTCCACCGGTCGTAGTGCACGTGGACCATCGACTGCGGCCGGTCGTCCTCGGCGTACCGGGCGGTGATCAACCAGAGGGATTCGCCGTAGAACACCAGGTCGTCGATGGTGTCGGCCAGCCGCTGCCACGGGGACTGCGGACCGATGCTGAGCGACGGGGGGGGGCCGCCGCCCAGCTGTCCATCGGTGGATTGCATCCACGCCGCGGCCGGGGTCACCTTGTCCGGGCCGTCGAACTCCTCCAGCGGGAGGCGTGCGGCGGACCCGACGATCAGGTGCCGGGCCCGGGCCATCGCCGGGACGGCCATCGCCTCCCACCGGGACACCGGGCGGTCCGCCGGGTTGCCGAACACGTCGTTGACGAACAGCGCTTCGGCGAGGTGGTTGTCGACCCACGGTTCGATCTGCGGTTGCACCAGGTGGCTGTCCAACGACGTGGCCAGCCCGAGTGCGCGGCCGGGCCACCAGTCCAGGACTCCCATGCCGCAGACCCTGACAGCAGCTGCGCCCCGGCGGGCGGTGGGCGGGCCCTGTCGGGACCAGATGGGACGCTGCGCGACGTGGTGAGACTCCCGAACCCGTACGCGGTGCCCGTGGTGTCGGTGGAGGTCGCCGGGCAGCTGCTCGGGATGTCCAGGGCCGCCGCCTACCGGGCCGCGGCCCGCGGCGAGATCCCGACCATCCGACTCGGCGAACTGCTGGTCCCGGTGGCGGCGTTGTATGCGCTGCTGCTGCTGCCGGTGCCGCCGCCCGGTGGGCGGCCCGTGATCGACCGCTAGTCCGAATACACCGCGGGGCGGCCCGGGGCCGGCGGCCGGTGCCGGTCCCCGAACAACGCGAGGGACGCGGCGATCAGCGGCGACACGTCGGTGGTCGGCAGCCGCCGGGACCAGGCCCAGCCCTCGCCGACGGTGCGGCGGGCGGCGGCGCCCACGGCGGCGTCCAGCGCCGGGTCGCCGCGGTGCCGCACGGTGCGGTCGCCGATGCCGTCCAGCAGCTGCGCGCAGGCGGTGGTGTACTCCCGGGGCGTCACCGCCCGCACCCACGGGGGCAGCTGCTCCCCGGTGCGCAGCTGGTCCACCACGGTGCTGGCGGGGCCGGTGCCGCCGTCCAGGACCACCGGGGACCCGTGCGCCGTATGCAGCTCCTGCAAACGGGCGGTCACCCACTCGGTGCCGGGGCCGTACTGGATCACCTCCAGGGTCGGCAGGCCTTCGGTGTCGGGCCAGCAGGCCACGATGGCGGCCGCTGACCGGTCCACCGCGACGTCGGCGCCCAGCACCGGGGCCACACCCACAGCCGGTAATCCGTCACGGTGACGAATAGCGGCCCACGCGACGGCGGGGATCAGCTGCTCCAGGGTGGTGGTCCACCGGTTGCCGTAGGCCCGGGCGAACTCCCCGGGGGTGGCGGCCATGATCCCGGCCTGGTCGACCAGGAACTGCCGGTCGATGGTCCGGCCGATCGCCGGGTGCGCCGCCGCGACCGCGTCCAGGTCCATCGGGTCGACATCGTCGGCGATGCCCCACTCCAGGTACGTCACGGCCGGGTCGCCGCCGCGGCCGCGGTCCACCAGCGGCCGCAACCACGTGGAGTCGGCGGTGCCTGCGGTGGACACCACCACCACCTGCGCACCGGGCCGGGTGGCCTGCGTCGGGCCGATGGCCTGCATCAGCTCGGCGCCGCGGACCGCGTCGTGTTTCCACGCCTCATCCAGGATCACCAGGTCGGACTGCATCGAGTGCAGCGCGTCCTTCGTCGGCGGGAACGGGCGCAGCGTTGACCCGTTGGGGAAGATCAGCCGCTCGGTGCCGTTGGTGAACTTGGATTCGATCTTGCGGCGCAGCGGGGCGCCGGGGCCGGTGAGCTCGGCCACCAGCTCGCCCCATTTCTCCCGGGCGTACTGGCCGTTCTGCGCGGTGTACCAGACCCGGCGGAACGGCCCGCCGAACAGGCACCGCTCCAGGGCCTCCGCCAGCAGCCACGTCGTCTTGCCCGCCTGCCGCTGGATCGTCACGACGGTGAACGGCCGGGTCCTGACGCCGGCGTGGTGTTCGTTCAGCAGCTGCGATGCCTGCCGCTGCCACGGCATCAGCTCCCGGCCCAGCACCTTCGCCGACAGCGCCGCCACCCGGTGCGCGTGCGACGGCCGCCCGGACGGCGCGGTGGCGTACCTAGGCGCCGGGGACGGCGGGGCCAGCGTCGGCAGCATCGGCGGCGATCTCGGCGAGCAGCTGCTCAAACGTGTCGTCGGCGGCGACCTGGGGCAGCAGGTCCCGGTACGCGGCCCGGAACTCCGCGGTGATCATCACGAACCCGCGGTACTGGCGGCCGCCGATCGCCCAGTCGATCCGGTCGGCCAGCGACCGGACCACCAGGGCCAGCACCGGGTCCGCGTCGGGTTCGTCGGCCAGCCGCTGGTCCAGCAGCCGCCGCAGCGGGCCGGCCGGGCCCGGCAGGGCGGCGAACAGCGGATCGGTCACGGCGCAGCCAGGTCGTCGGTCAGCAGCACCCAACGAACGCACACCGACCCCGGGCAGTCACGGTCACCGCAACCGCGGTGGCCCTCCAGGTGGTCGCCCTCGGCGTTGATCGCGGCCATCCGGCCCACCTCGGCGGTCGCCCAGCCGCACGGGTCGCACTCCGCGACGTAGCGGGTGGGCAGGCGGCGGCGGCGGACGGCGCGGACGCGGTGCACGGGTTCGGTCACCCGCCCAGTGTCGCAGTGACCCCCGTCATCGTGATAGGAAGACCCGACGAGAAAAGTTCTCGTCGTTAGAGAGGACGTGCACGGATGGGTGAGACCTATGTGGAGGTCACACAGGACATGATCGACGCGGCGGTGCGGAAGAATTCGTCACGGTGCGTGGTGGCGGCCGCGATCGCCACCCGCTTCCCGAACGCCAGCCGAATCACGGTGGACGTGCACTCGATCAAGTTCACGAACGGACCGCGGCGGTACACCTACCTGACGCCGCCGAAGGTCATGGACTACATCGTGGCGTTCGACGCAGGGGACAACCTGCACCCGTTCCGCTTCCGCCTGCGAGACGACCAGCGGCTGGTCCAGCAACGCCAGGTGAACACAGCGGAAGGGCAGCGGCGGGACACGACGACGAGGAAGGCAAGGGATCGGCGGGCGAAGCTGGAGAAGGTAGAAGCAGATCCGACCGCTACGCCCGCCGAGAAGGAGGTCGCGGCGGACCGCTATGCCGAAGCCCTCGCCGAAGCAGCCGCAGTGCGGGAGGAAACGGCGGGGTCGCCGACGACCAGGAACGAGGACGTGAGCGACTTGCCGCCGATGGACGTGCGGCCGCCCAGCTCGGGGAAGCGCAGCACGGTGTTCTACCGGAACCGGCGGGAGTACGGGCAGCGGCACATGCGGGTCAACCAGCCGGGCGATCAGCCGGGCGATTTCCGGGGCCCGCTGGACAGTGACCCGGGTCACCAGAGTTAGAACTAGGCAGAAAGAACGCGGCCGGGCCGGTCCTGGCCCGGCCCGGCCGCGCGGGGTGAAAACGGTCCTGACCTGGGGGGATAAGGCGTGAAGGGTACCTTTTCCTTT